CGCACCAATGGGTTCTTTCGATATTGTCTTCAGCCCACTCTCTAAACGTCTTGATATACGGCTGGAGTTCCGGGTCTTTGGAACAATCACGTCCAAGTAGGATATGCTCCATTTGTTCGTGCATTTTGGTGCCGTGTTCCGCCGCCTTGGTTGTGGACTGTTTCGAGTCCTTGACGACCCGCTTTGCGTACTCTTCGAGTGTTTCACCGTCCTCCTTTGGAAGCGTAAGCGAGGACATGATGGCCTGCTCGATCTTCCATGCTGTGAGTTGCGGCTTGTCCATGATGCCCAAGACGCTCGTGACCGATGGAAGTAGCCCCATCTTGCGCGCGTCCGTAACCGTGGTGTTGCGCTCGTTGCCGTTCTTTCCGACAACAACGTGGGCGGACTCGCCTTCCTGTGTATACCAATGTCCCGCCTGGTCCGTTTGGACCAGACGGGATTGGCTAGGCTCTTTCTGGGTTAGGGTAAGAGCCACTGTATTAGAACGGAATTTGGTTGCCGTCCGCGTCGGTGCTGTCGGCAGCCTTGCCCTGCGGTGCCGAAGACGCACCACGGAACTCCCGGCTTGCCCGGATCTTCTCCTGCAACCACTCCGGCAATTCGCCGAACTGGCCACCTTCGCCCTGCTCGATCTCGTAGAACACATGGCCGTTCTCGGTCTTGGCAGGAGCCTTCATCGACTTGGGCAGCTTGGCGATGCCTTGGATCGCGCAGTAGTTGCGCCCTGCTTGGCTGGTCTTGTGAATTAAGGTGAGCAAGCAAGCCTTGCCCAATAGGTTCTTGAGGCTGAAGCTGGCAAGCTCCTTGCTGGTGAACGCCTGACCGCGCCAGGTTTCAAGGTGCTTCCGCAGGGTAGCACGCTCTCCTAGGCTGCGGGTGAGTTCGATGGAAACGACCATCGGCTTTGTCACCTTGGTCGTCTTGCCGTTCTCCGTCACCTCGCCTTCGATGGTCTGCTCCGGCAATTCAAATGCCAAACGCAGTTTGGGGGTGTTCTTTGTCTCGCCGTCCCAGGTCACTTCCTGGGTTCCGAGATCGACCAAGCTGAATAGAACGCCAACGGTTGCTCCGGCTTCGGGCAACTGGCGTTCCGTGTTTTTGGATGTTTCACTGATGGTTAGGCTCATGTTATTTTACCTTTCTATATTTGGTTTGGGTTTAGTGGTGTGGAAGGCAGTACGAAACCCTGCGCCACGGTCGTGGCAACGGGTGCGGTATGGACTATGTCCACGGTAAAATTGGGGGGGGCGATATGTCGGGCGATCTCGCAAAGGTCGTCGGCCTGGACAATGGCCAGCCACTTCTTCTCGCCGTTACGGCGAAAGAACACCGCCGGGATCTTGCCATCTGGCGCATCGGACTTGGCCTGCCGCATCCATTCCTCCGGCTTGACCTGCTGGCAACGCTTGACCTCAACGTGAAATGGGAAATTCCCACAGACCACATCCCCCGAACCGCCCTCTGGATTACCGGCGTACTGCTGTGTGCGCCGTGCTTTTTGCCAGCCCTGCTCGCGCAGGTATGATGCAAACTCCCTCTCCCCTGCCGCGCCTTTGCGTCTTGAATTGATTGCCATCGCCCGACCCTAGCGGGGATGTCAAAACCTAGTCAACTACTTTTTGCGTCCTCGTCAAAGCACTCCAGCAACCCCGCACCGGTCATCTTCTTGGCCACCTGCGGGTTCTCCCGCAACCATTCGGCGGCCTCCTCGACCGAGTTCATCTTATTGACGGCGTTCTCGAAGATACGCCATGCCTCCTTGGAGGTTAGAGATCGCTTAATATACGCCATGAAGACCCTGTGCGGATTGATGCCTTGTAATTCTTGCCCTTGCAATCCCTTGGGTTCACGATCCAGAACAGATCGTCATCCATTCCCCACAAAATAAAAACATCGACCCCTCCAGAATAAAGCCTCTTTGAACTAAGACCCTTGCAGGTCATAAAGCCATACCTGTTCCGATCTGGGTCTTTCCGCTCGGATGTCTTGACCTGGATGCGGATAAACCGCTTGCGCTTCTCGGCCACCAGGTCATACCCGCAAAAATCCTCAAGCGGAGTCAGCACTTGATAGCCCAGCCGCAACAAGGCTCCGGCCACCCTGGCCACCCCGACTGCTCCTATCTGGCGGTTGGATAATTTCATGCTTGACTAGGTGGCGCGGATGCTGGAGTTTTTACGCATGAAAGCAACACTATTCCTAATGGCGGTGCTGGTGGCACCGGTGATGGGGGAGGATCTGGACGAATTCGTGGGAACTACATACCCATCCGGCAATGCCGTGTTCAGCGGTGGGCGTGGAGTTGCCATTACACGCAATGGGCTAGTTGTGCAAAATGGTCCCTTATTCATAACTCCTCGTGGCTTGTATGGATCTTGTGGAAATATGTATTATGGGAATGGAAAGCTAACCGTGATTGACGGAGACTTTTCTTACAGCAATGATGCAACCTTAAGAACAAGGGTTGGGAACTATTTTGCTGGCAATAATGGGCAGACCTATATTTACGAATCAGACGGCTCCGAATAGCGAGAGCCGGTTGTTGATCCTATTCTCAAGACCCTGAAGAAATTTCCTTCTTTCCGGGTTTGATCTGGCTCTAGCATACTCATCTTGTAATTGGGCCTGGCTTGCTGCTTTCATCAGGGCCTTTGGGTCAACACCTTGTATTGCTTGCAATGTTTGAGGTCCAAGCCTTCCATCTATTGATACTTTTTGTCCAAGACTGTTAAGACCCTGCTGGATGTATTTGGTGGCTCCACCGGCACCACGGTTGAATGCAAGGTCTTGGGCGAATGGTCGAATCTGTTCAGGCAATTGATTTACAAATGGAGATGTGTATTGCCTAATATATTCGGCAGCCGCCTTTTCGCGTTGCTCTGCCGGTAGTGAAGATATTTTTTTAAATGCCTGGGGATGATATCGATCATTGATACCAGCCACTTCGTAGTTTCCGCCAAGATCACCGCTGGGCAAGGCGTAAATTGAAAGATTTCCGCGCTTATCCCTTCTGGCCTCCCAATCAACTGTCTGCATCGCCGCTGAAACAAGCGGGTCTTCCGCAGGCTTCTGAGGCTCGTCGGAAATAATTTCATACCCAACGCTTGGCATCTCGTATCTTTGTTCTGGCTGGATCTGAGTCTCTGTCTTGATCGGCTGAACTTGCTGCAATCCGGCCTGCCCTTGCGTGGGGCGAGCGGCTGGTTCTACCTTCTTAAACATTTCCGCCATCTTCTTTTCGTATCTTTGCATTTTATTTCTCCAGTGGAACAAGATCTTCTCTGTTTAATTTTATGAATTGCTTTCTTCCATCCTCAAGTCCTTTTTCATAGCCGTTCTTTAGTCTTTTAATTTGAAACTCTGGCTCTGCCGTTATGAATGTTGGGCTTTCAACGTCCCTGTCCACAATGGCCTTCCTCCTTCGCCCAACTTCTTCTTGAAAATCTGCATACTGTTCCTCCGTAAGCCTGTATGTTGTTCCCTTGATTGTTATGTTTCTGCCAGGAACCGACGGAAGTACATCTGGATTTTTGGTGTCCTTCCAAAGCTTGTAAAGAAACAGGTTTGCCTCGTCCGACTTGACCGACCTGCTTCTTGTAACATCAAAGAAATTGTAGAAGAATGGGTTTTCACCCTCAGGCGTTTGCTTGATTGGCTCTCCCCACAAATTTCTTGTTAGCGGGAGTTTTTCGAGATTCAAAGCATTTGCGGCAAATTCAGGCATTTTTGACTTAAGAACATTTTGAAATCCCTGCAATTTGTCGTCGGACTTGATGTTAACCATATACTCCCTGTTTGCGCGGTTAATTGCTTGCAGTGTCCCCGGAAATGCAACAGAGGAAATAGATCCATATAATGACTGAAGATAGCCATCATACTGCTCTCTGTTGATTGCGTTAAGCAGGGTGTTTGTACTTTTTAGGAATGTTTGATTCAGGGTGTAGCTTGCAACATTTGGTATCCCAAGGAATGCCACATTGGCAGCGTCCTCGATAATTCCCGAACTTCCCTCCTTGGAAAGCACGTTTGCGTATACATTGAAAACGGTTCCAAGATAGCCAAAGTTTTCAAAACTCCTCATTTCGTCACCTAGCCGCACCGATGGATCCTCACCGCGAAGAAGTCTTTCGAGTCCTGATTTGTTTAGCGTATTCGGAGGCTGAACCTCATATTCAATCCCTCGCTGTTTTTCGCTTTTCCCCGCCGATCCGGTAATAAGGCCAGCCCTATAAAGGGCCGATGCGCCCATGCCCATTATTGATCCAACGGTACCCCTAGCGAACATATCCAAAGCCTGCCTGCGGTCCCCCTTATATGCGTAATATATTGACTTGGAAAATGCAATGGGTGGAACCGCAATATCCACAACATCACTCACAACATTAACGGGTGTTTTTATATAGGGGATGTTTGATCTCAACAATAATGGGCCGACAACAGGTATGCTTGAAACTACGTTGGCAACCTGTTGGATGGCGCTGGTTAGTTTTGTGTTTTGTTGAAAGGTTGCCCTTGCCGCCTCATTTTCTATTGCGCTCAATTCTGATTTCCTTGGAAATCTCGCTGCGGCCAACGCCTCCTCTTTGCTCGCACCGCCAAGCAACGCCCGCTCTGCGATAAGCCTTGCCTCGGCGGCCCGCTTAAATGGCAAATCACCAACTGACAGACCCCTGCCCATAGGTTCCGTATATGATCCGATTACCCCCTCTGCAAACTTGCGAACCCTGTCCGCAACCGCGACCCTGCCTTTTTGATTTACAACCAAATCCTTTCCAGTTACAGCTTGCGCCAGAGATCTGAACACATCAGTTCCCTTTACCCCCTCCCCAGCAAGCGCCGCTTTTTCTGGTATGCCTGTTTTGAAAAATGTTCTTCCGGCCTCGCCCAGTCCAGATATTGCTCCACCTATTGCCGCCCGAGCAGTTGTCGGAGATTGTGTAATTGTCTTGGGTTGTTTTGATAAGAATGAAATAACTGAATCACCAACATTTGCGATAGCCCTTACACCAGTTTGTGCAACTGCTCTATTTACGTTAAAGAAAACATTTTTTGTCAAAGATAATGGTGTCAGCAATGTTAGCTGAATAGCCTGCGGAAACGTTTCCGTTAAAAATTTTTTTGGTATTACATTTCTTGAGTATCGCTGAAGCTCTACCGCATCGCGCTGTGCATTTTTTTGCGCTTCTTCTGCAAGCCTTGCTGAATCGTCTGTTAGGGTATTTCTATAATTGTTTGTTGCGGTTTTAAGAGCATCTTTTGATTGTTTGCTTTTTGAAAATAATTCAATAATTTTTTGCTCAACATTTGATGGAATTTTTTTCCCAATTGCATCCGCCTGCGCCTTTATTGTTGCAAAATATCCGGCAGGAGTATTTATATATTCCTGAACATTTCTAAGTCCAAGACCAAATCTTGATGCTTCTTTTACAAACTCATTTAAATTTTCTGCTGCTGTTGACGGATTGCTATCAATATTTCTTGCATAAAGCAACGCCCTTGCCCCTGCGGCTTCGTTTTCGTCCAAGCTTTCTGCCGCAACTTTTGCAAGTTGATCCGTTGGAAGATCCTCAAGCTCTCCTCGCTTTGCCGCAACTCCATAAATTTTCCTTACCGTATCCGGCTGAGTTGCAATCTCGGCCTTAACGGCAGTTGGAACTTTCTCTGATTTAAGCTCACGAAGCGCAGTTTTGGCTATTGCATAACCCTTGGGAGGTTCTGGCATCTTAAATTCAGGTGCTTTAACTCCACTTTCGAATCCTGCCTCACCAACTGTTCCAGGTCTAATTGGCTGACCAGCGGTAGCCTCTTCCGTTGCCCTTGCAACAGGCGCAATCTGCGGTTTAAAAGCTTGCTGAAATCTGTCAATAGCAAGCGTAGGTCTTGCTGCACCGGCACCAATTGCAATTGGTGTCGCAATTTCAAGCGAGGTTGTGGCTATTGGGTATCTGGATTTATCGGCCTCGCGAAGCCTTTGGTAATCCTCGTATCCCTGCTCTCCGGCCAAAAGCCTAGCCAAACCTTGCTGGCCTGTTTCGCCTATTTTATATCCAAGCGTACCGCCAGCCAATGCACCAGCAGCTATACCAACAGGGCCGCCTGGCGCACCAGCAGCAGCACCCAAAAGAGTCCCGGCTACGGCAGAGGCTCCGGGGATAACCTGCTCTCCAACCGATCTTAATGACGCACCGATAAGGGATGGCCGTACCGGCTCGGCTGGCTCTGCCTGAACGGATGGTTTTTCGGTTTGCTCGGGAGTCGTAATTTCCTCAACAACCTCGTATCCGGCCTGCTCTTCTGGCAGGACTTCGTATCCGGGCTTTTCGTCCTCTAGGACTTCGTAGCCCATAAATTAACGGGTCAGTCTTACTTTTGCCGGACCAACCGTGCCATCTGCTTTTTTAACGTTTTGAAGGATGATAATGTCCCCAACCTTTGCGCCTGCGGATTTGGCTGCGGCCTCGTCGGCATAGGATGGGATTTCTGCTTGTTGCGCTGGTGCCTGCTGGGCTTGCGGCTGTTGTGCCTGTTGGGTTGGCTGTGCTGGTTGTGGTTTTGTGACAGGCGGAACACCGTAAGAAGACGGCATTGTTTCTGATGTCATGGATTGTGCGCCAAAACCGGCACGCATATATTTTTCCTGTTGCTCCTTAATCCTTGCGTCAATTTCAGACATTTGCTCTGTATAAGGTTTTGTGATTGGAAGAATATCTAGTCCAGGTCTTACATTTCCTTTATTTATTTCAGATCCTATTTTCGCTCTTTCGGCATTTAGTTTTTCCATTTCAACTTCAGCTTTAGCCATCTGGGTCTTGTATTTTTCCATCTTCAAATTTTGATCCATCATCCAGTTGGCTTCCTGCTGTTGTTTCCATGCCTGTTTTTGCTCTGGACTTAAAGCTCGAAAATCAATCATTTCACCGCCAACATCAATCTTGAAATTTTCATAAGGCATCACTTGTCTTGATGCCTCATACTCCCTTGCCATTCTGTCTTCTTGGTATCGACGAAGTTGCTCCTCCTGTAATGATTGGGTCATTTCCCGCGCTTTTTTGGTTTCCGGTCCCTCGATATTGAATTGAAACGGCATAAACTCTCCTTACTTGCTGAAGCTGAAACTCGGAATAAGTCCGCTAATTCCGCTAAGAATCGAGCCAAATTGCTGTGCGCCGGTCGGCTGGGATGCGACAGCACGAGTATAGGCTCCGTAGGTTTGAGCCTGATAGTCAGACATTGTTCCGTAGATGTTGGCTGCATTGCCAGCAAGCTGTACTGGAATTTCTGGATTTGCAGCTTGATAAAACCGCTGCGGCATACCCTGAGTCTGGAACTGCCCAGGCAGGGGTTGATTGGCCTGAATGTACTGCTGCGCCGCAAGGTTCTGCTGGCCAAGCCGTTGCTGGGCCAAGTTGGCAAGCGAAGGTCCGCCGGCCAGAAAGCCGGAAGCCGCGCCAAGCCTTTGCTGGGTCAAGCCCTCGCGAAGCGCAAGGTCACGGGCGGCTGCACCACCGGTCGTTTCGCCTGAAGCCAGGAATTGCTGCGCCGCCCCGAAACGCGCAAGCTTGCGTTGTTCCCCGGCGGCACCAATCTGGGCCGCTTCCTGCACTGCCGGTCCAAGGCCAAAGATGTTGCCACGGGCGGTCTGGGCGGCACGCACGGCCTGCTCGTATCCACGCCTTTCCTCGGCTCCCAAGGTCGAGCCAAGGCGAAGCTGGTTAAGCGCCTCCTGCTCGATGGTCTGGCGAAGCTGTTCCGTCTGCGGAGTCGTCGTCGCAGGCAACTCCTCGGTCGCAAGCTGACGATAGCGTTGCCCCAGGCCGACTGCGGTTTTGTAGGATTCTGGGTCGATCTGTTTGAGTTGTTCGCCAGCGCGTTCTTCAGGCAACTTGATAAACTCACGGAAAGCCGTGATCTCTTTAAGTCCCTCATCGTCGGCGGTTGTGATTGGTTTGAAATCGGCGATCTGTTGCCCAGCCTTTGTTACCGCACCCTGCACGCTGGCAAGGTCTGCCTTTAGCTGGTCAATGGAAACCTGAGCAGAGGTTCTGCGGGGATCTTTTGCCGGAAGGCTTTCAAGCAATTGATTAGCCGCATCAATACGCGCCTGAATTCCGGCAATCTGCGAGTTTCCGTCTTCCGCAATACGGTTAAGACGACCAAGGCGGGTGGCATTGTAATCGTCAACGATCTGCTGGTCGGATACTTGGAAGTTTAGGCGGGATGAAAGATCGGATGCTCCGTAGTTTCTTCCGGCACCAAGCTGGTCGATTGCGCGATTTAGGCCATCACCAACTCCTGCAATTCGATTGCCGCCAGTAAGCCCAGCAATTTGTTCTGCTAGTGTATTGTATGATCCTTCGCGATTGTAAATTGCATCCTGCAATTCAGTTTGCGCTGAAAGAAGCTGTGTAAGAGTTTTTTCGTATTCAGGATTTTTTTTAACATTTGTTACAGGAACATCAACATATCCTGTAATTGACGATCCTCCTCTTCGACCTCCTTTTAGTCTTGAAGCCTGCCTGGATGTGGATGTTTCAACACTAAAACTTTGCATTTCTGAAAGTTTTGTGTTTAAGTCTGTTACTTTTTTACGAAGATCCTCTACGCTGGCCATATTAAATCTCGCCCTTCCTGAACTTCTCGGTCGTCTTCTTCTGAGCCTCTACGTTACGCGCCAACACATCGCCAATCTCGGTGGTATAGGCAGGCGCACCGATCTGCGGAGCAATGCCTCTGGTGTAATTGACCGGAGCCACACCGCCGCCGTAGGCAACCATTGGCTCCACGCTGGCAAACGGGCTGACCCCATAGGTGCGCTCGAACTGGCGGGTAAGCTGGCTTCCCAACCCACGATTCAGGGCAAAGGCTTCCGGGCTATACTCGTACTGCCGACGAAGGGTTTCCATCGTGCGTTGCGGTCCGTACTGCCTCTCAAGCTGGAGGCCGGTCTGAACCTGGGCAAGCTGGTCGGCTGCGGAAAGCTGGCGTTCCAACTGACGCTGTTCGGGCATATACTTGATCCGAAGGGCGTTTTCCAAGGCCGCAATGTCTGGAGCCTTCTCAACGTAGGTTTCCAGAGAGGATCGGTAGAAAAGGGAATTGGCCTGCGCCGCCTTTAGAGGGTCGGGAGGGGGAGGAGGCGCCGGGATGGATGGTCCGCCGCCCATTAGCTTAGTGCCTTTCGCATAAAATTGTAGTAGTCGTACTCCTTGTATGTACCGTTGCGCTTAAAGGTGATCCTCCTGCGCGGACCGAATCTATCCCAAAGTATACTCAGCAGGCATTTGAGAGCCTTGCGGCTCAGGGGGTTAGTTTTACCATCAATTGAGGTCACGGTCAAGTCAACGAATACACTCTCTCCGGCTTCGTCATGTTCATAAGGATCAGGGGCTTCCACTCCCCTAGCGCACCTAGCTACTGCCACGCCTGCCACCTCGTCACCATCCTTAACCACACCAACCAATCCGCGCTCAGAATGCCAGTCAAACCACTCCCTGAAATTGGGCCACATAGACTCAGGCACGCCGGAAGCCTCGATAAACTCCATAGCCGTCACGATATGTTCTTCTGCACCTCAATGGTGTCTGGGTTGGCCGCAGCCGTGATCTGGCGTATAGCCATCTTGTTCGCCGCCGATTGGATCTTGATATTGATCAAACGCCATTTCTGGTACGCCCGAAGATCGCTGGCAAGCCTTTTCTTGACCGAGGATGGCAACTGAGCCGGGAGAACAAAGGGCAGGGTCAGGGCGGCACTGGAGATGTTGAGGTTTGGCTGAACGTCAATATCGCCAACGTCAATATCCCGCTGGATGGAGATGGTCGTATCGGTCGAGAATGAGTCGTCAAAGACAATCTCAAAGTGGCTGCCATGCTTTTCGGCAAAAGGATCGCCAAAGTCCATATCGGCGGTGCGGACATAGGATTCGTAGTCAACTCCGGCATCTTGGTAGTCGGCAATTGTGACCTGTGCCGGGGTCTTGTATCCACTGTACTTTTGGATCTGTCCCGTGGTGGACTTCTTCATCAGCCGAAGCCCCTCGTCTTGGAAGTTTGTCAAAGCAAACTGCATAACATTCGGAGTCCAAGTCCCCTCAAATGCGCCCAAGACCGTGTTGTAAACAATGATGGTGTCGTTAAAATCGTTTGACGCTGTCGGAACTGCAAGGAAGTAGCGATTATCGTAAAAGTGAGCCGTACTTATTCCAATCTCAGCAACGTTGATTTCCTGAATCACATCCTTGATGACCTCGGAGATGGGCAACCCCACCGAGGTAAAGTCGTCCGCCGCAGACCTAACCAGCGAGCGGATGCCGTCATCGGAAAGGAAGAAAATGTCGGAATTTACCTGTACGGCGGAACCTTCCGCCACGCAGCCGGTGTTATTGGAGATAAGCTGGATCACCCAATCCGCCGCGCTGGTCATGTCGGGGGGAATCGTAACTTGGAATATGCGCCGTTTCTTGAAGACGATGATGCGGTTCTCGTAATATGGAACGATGGCGGTGATCTCATCTCCGTCATCGGCGTTTACGATGACCGAGTTTGCCGCATCCCAAATGGAGGCATCCAGAATGTCGGAAGCATAAAGCGTGTTTCGGTTGGCGGCTGATCCGACTCCAAAAAGGCGGTTGCCGGTGTTGATTAAAAGTCTTAGATTAAGCGGAGGCGGACTGACCGTGGCAGTTGCGGTTGCGCCAGACCCATTTCCAATAATGGTTACGGTCGGTGCGCTGGAATAGCCAGACCCGCCATCCACCACGGTTACTCCCGTTACGGCTCCACCGGCCACTTGCGTAATTAGGGTCGGAAGCGTGCCACCCCAATCCGGCCCGGTAACGATGGCCGTTGCGCTGGTGTAGCCTGTTCCGCCTGTCGAGATTGTGATAGCCCTAACCTTGCCGCCCTGCCTTGTTGCAATGTCGCCGTCGTAGTAATAAAGCGGACCATCCGCATCGGCCAGATACATCTTGTCGTTGAACTGCGCCATGCTGACCTTGGTATCGAAAGTTGTTGAAAATCCGTCAGCCCATTGTTGTGCGTCATTGTCCCATGTGCTGTTGGTGTTGTTCCAAATCTCGTCGGCTGGATGCAGGGTTGCGCTGCCGTTGGAGTTGATGCTGTAAAGCCTGCCTTGCGTTACGGTGACAAGGTTCTCGTATTGCGCCGTATCAAAATACCGCATCCCGCCAATTGAGCCTTCCTGGCTGGTCGCCGTGGTGTTGAAGTTGACCAACCCACGCCGGGTCTCAAGGCTCCCCTTGGGCGACAAGGTCATATTGACCAACTGCTGAACTTGGTTCTCAGCCAAGAGGTCTGATTGCAGGCCGCTGGCTTGACCACCCGCAAAACTGCGGATGCCGTCAAACGCCAATAGGTCGTCGAGGTTGTCCGAGTAGTATGGCATTAGGAGGCTGTAATTTCTTCCGTGGAAAGGTCGCCCAAGCTGGACGGCGTGATCTGCTTGATTCCGCCAACCTGACTCAGTTCGTAGTTAGCCATCGCCGCAAGGTCGGCATTGGCGGTCTGAACGACCGACTGCGCCTTGGCGTACTGCCGCTCACGCTCTAGCGCATCCGCATGGGTCAGGGACAGCACGACCTGGTGAACGTGGGGTAGGCGAAGCTCGTCATCCAACGCCTGCGTGGTCGGCGGGAAATCAACGATAAGGTTTGTCCTAGTAAGGCACTTCAGTTTTTCCACAACTCGCAGGCTTATCGTCCCAGCAGTTTCCAATCGCGGATACAGATCAAGCTGTGCAACTCCGCTCGTATTGCGTCCAGTAAAGTGATACAGCACCGGAGTACCCGTGCGGGTGTCTTCGAGCAGATCAGCGTCTTGGCTGATGATGGTGGCAAGGTCGATGGGTTCAACTTCGGATTGGTCATAGGATACGGAGAGCGGGGTCTCCACGTTGGTTCCAAGGGTGATGGTGCGGTTGGTTCCGACAGAATAGGTGGAACTGGTGACAGTCTCGCGCCAAGGGGCAAAGTTCCAGACCCTGCGGTAAGCCAAGCTTGCGGCTTTCTGGAGGAATGTCAGCGTTTCGGAGTCGGTCTTGCCAACCTTCTCACCGGCATATTGGGCTATTTCAGACAGGGTCATTTAATGGCTCCTCGGGTTGCGGGATCGGTTCGGTGTTGAAACGCTCGTACACCTCACCATCCACCTCCTCAGTATACGCGCCCGTGACCCGTTCGCCAGCGGGTACGCTGGCCGGGTGATAAGGCTTTACCCCGATCTGGGCAAGTTGTTCCTTGCTCCAGCACCAGAAGATGCTGGCCGGATGGTTAACATCGTCAATGCGGATGCCTTGGGGTTGGCGGATGATGTTATTGGTTGATGTGATCCACATATAGTCTCCTATCTAGCTCTGGCGTATTTGAAGGGTGATTCGGCAAAGGCGGCGAAGATGAATGTAGATCCAGATGCGTTTGTTGAACCATCGGCAGACCTCATCTTGAATCCGTTAGACAAAATATCTATTCCGTTATCAGATGTCTGGGCATCGCTTGTGTTTGGCCTAAGCCTTGAGGCGGATAGATTTGACGTATTTCTTGCTGAATCATGTTGAATCCACCCAACGTCAACTTGATTTGTTGTCTTGATTAAGACCCACCTCGGCCTAAACCCACACCATACAAGCGGCCCGTCACTTGACCCGTTGCCTGTGTAGCTTCCGAACTTGGAGTAGCCTTCGATTTCTGAAAACAGGTAAGAGATATATGTGTCGTTATTTGCATTAACCGCTGCATTTGTTCCAACCGAGAACACGCTGGATGTTGGGCTAGTGGAGTTCCAATAGTCTGCACCGGTTGCAGTTGCGGAAGTTGAGTTAAGTCCTAGATATGTTGTGTTCGCAATGGACGTATGCCAAACAGGCCACCCCTGATCCGTGCTGGCCGTAACGCGGGCTTTGACGATAATCATCTTGGGCGCAACTCCTAGATTATGTGAAATCGTGCGGTTGGCTCCGTTGCCTGTGTAGCTTACAATATCTAATCCGGCCTTCGGTTCCTCATCCCAAGCCCACGCCACATACTGCGTCCCACTTGTATTTACAAGTGTGCTGGTTCCAATGGTAAATCCATTTGCATCAAATGATGTAAGCCCAGTTGAGCTTGTTACCTCGTCACCGGTGGTGTTGCTTGAAAGTTGCGCCTGTGTCCCGCGAGTTGTGTCGTAAATAGCGTGGTTCGTCGTAGTTCCACGATTCTTAATCCAAACCAAATCCGGGCTGAAGCCAAGGCTGGAGATGGAGTTGGATGCGCCGGTTCCGGTGTAGGCCAGGGCATCCATATACTTGCTAGGCTTCTGGATCGTCGGCTGGGGTAGGTTCTGGGTGCAGAGAGCCTTGAAGCCACTTGGGGCGGTGTAGGCGAAGGGGCGTTGGCCGAAGTTGCAGTTAACAACACCCTCACCCTGAATAAATGAAGTCCATTGAGATCCGGCAATGTCTGTAAATGCAGTTCCTTGTGAAGATCCGTTTTTGTAAAAAATAAGCGTCCCTGCGTCAATGTCAGCAGCAAGTCCAATTACATCATTTGCTGTATACGAAGAACCATATGATGTTGAGGTTGCACCAGAGGCTTTGTTACCACTTGCACTATATGATCTATATGGTGCGTCATTTACGGTTCCAATTCTAAATTGCGTTGAAGCAATTCCAGCCGTAAATCCAGCTGCTCCAACGCTAACAATATTATACTCCCAATAATACTTTCCAGATCCAACAAACATGGTTCCCCTTATCCTTGAATTTCCGCTATCGGCACTCTTTGAATATCTTAAATTTCCATCTGTAAGCGTAAAGCCGCTTGCTCCTGCGGCAAAATCAATAGCTGAAAGCGTGCAATAGTTTCCGCGTACATTACCGCCTACTCCAGTATCCGCCCCATAATTTGTCGGGCTATCCACAAGGCTGTCGTTGCCTGCGCCTGCTGTGACGGAAAAGTTATTCGGAGTCCAGTTGTTGCCGTTTGAGCTAGAGTCCTTGCCAAGCGTGGTTGCGGTGGTTCCGCTGTTGTCGGAAAAATTCAGATAAACCCCATTCGTCCCATAAGTCCCGCTGTACGCCTTGGCCTTCCAGCGGCCTGTATAGGGATCGGTTTCGCCAAAGCTGGACGGGGTCAGTTTTTGTCCGTCTATATAATAGAACTCTGTTATGTATCCATCAAAATAAAATGATGCAGAGTCACCATATCTCCCAATAGTATTTGTCCCAGATGAGCTAAAAAGTGATGGAGAAGCTCCTGTTACTCCGCTTGCAACTTGAGTTCCGTTTACATATAAAATTGCTGTAGAGTTTGGGGAAACAGACAAAACAACATGATACCAAGATGATGTGTCCCTAAAGACTGCTGTAGTTGAAAATAAACTCCCAGATAAACTTACAGTTATTATATCTGAAGAACCTAATTCCATATAGAAAGCTCCGTACACGCCAGCAGCCCTTGATGTCAAAATTTCCATTTGCGTGGAAATCTTTGCGCGTTTTAACCAGAAGCTTATTGTGTAGGTGGTGGGTGTACCTGAGAACGTGCGATTTAAATACGCCGAATCAGCAGAATTAAACCTCAAGCTCCGCTCGATGCGGTAGGTGTCGGAGTCGCCCCTAGCCCCAAAGAAGCCGGTCGGATGGACGGGCCAAGGCATAGGGGTTAGGAGAAGTCTTGGCTGGTTACGCCGTAGAGTACGGTGCCGTTGGAAACGAAGGCGAGAACGTCAACGTCAGCGGAGCCAACGGACAGAGTGGGAGCTATGCCTCCGGGGAACTTGTAGGCCGTGCTGAAGGAAAGAGTGTTGTTGCCAGCCGTGCCTTGCGTGACGACCAGCATATAGGTTGCGCCATCAACCGGGTTTGTCGGGGTGCTTAGGGTTGAGTTGGTTGTCACTTCCAGCTTGGCAACTTGATTGGCGGACAGATCCCAGTCCACGGTTCCAGTGCTAATCGTTAGGCTAGTGGCATTGAAGTTATGAGTGGCAGTATATTCCTGCGCCGTGTTGACCACGGCCACTCGGGTTCCGACCGTGGCAGATCCGGTGCTGATGGTAAGGTCACCAACCAGCGTGGTTGAAAGATTTGTAATTGTTCCAGTGCCAATCGTACCGGAAGTGCTGTTGATCGCACCGGAGAACGTGCCGGTGGAGCTATTTAGCAAACCGCTGAAGGTTCCGCCAGTGATCGTCGCCGTGCTTGAAGTAAGCGTCTGGATCGTTCCGTTGGTGATGTTGGCGGCGGTCGATGTCGTGGTTCCGGCGGTTAGGGTCGGGATGTTGGCCACGGTTGATGTGGTCGTTCCTGCGGTGAGGGTGGGTATCGTGCCGGTCGTGATCGAGGCATTGGTGGAAACAAGCCGAGTGCCAGTGGATGTGCCGTAGGAAATGTTATTGATATTGGCGTTTGTGTAGGTGCTGATCGTCAGCGCATCCTCAAACAACTCGTTTACCGTAACAGCGCGAGGGGCATCATTTGCGGTCAGATCAGCATCGGCAATCAATAGCTCGTCGCCGGAGCCAACCGAAGTAAGATTGGTCTGGTCGGTGATCAACGCCTGGTAAATGTCCGTGCCGTCGATTAGGTTGTGCAACCCGGCGGCAGTCACCGTGCCGTTGGTGGCAAAAGTCTGGGAGCGATTGAATTTGATAGCCATATTAAGCCGTGAACCTCAGTGCGGTCATGTGCAGGGTTCCGGCGGGAACCGTGCCAGCAGTGGTGGTCGGGTTGGTGATGGAGTAGCGAACCACGTTGTTCGCTATGCAATGAAAGCCGATAATCAAGCCGGAAGATCCGGTAGCAGATCCCAATGAGTTTAGGGTTCCAATAACAATATCGCTATTCTGCGCCCCGGTAAGTGCAACCGTTCCGTTGGTGGTTCCAGCACTATTAAAGGCAGTAACAGTGGAGGCGGTAAAAGCCGCAGTTCCGTAGGAAGCATTGGTAATGCTAGGACCGGTAGCCCCGATCTCCAGCGTTCCAACCGTAGCCGTGGTTGTGACGGACATCCCGCCGGTGTTTGTAATAGTTCCGATGGTGGCCGTGTTTGCGCTGATTGTGCCGAGGGTGTTCGTTCCGGTGGAAGCGGTGATGGTGGAACCAAACGTTACCGCGCCAAGCTGGAGCGGGATGGTGGCCGTGGAAATCGTGGCCGTGCTTGCGGACAAAGTTCCAATCGTGGCGATTCCTGTGGATGCCGTGATATTGGAGCCAAATGTGACTGAGCCAAGCTGGAGCGGGATCGTTGCCGTGCTGATGGAGGCGGTGGAGATGGTGGCCGTAGAAAGCGTTACGGAAGGGATGGTGGCCGTGCTGATTGTCGCCGTGCCAACCGAAAGGGTTCCGATGGTGGCGGTTCCAGTGGATGCGGTCAGGCTGGTTCCGAAGGTGACAATGCCGGAAAGAAGGCTGGTTCCATCCACCGCCAAAGAGCCGGTGCTTTGCACGCCGGTAGTGGATAGGCTTAGAGCCGAGGAAGTATTGTCTCCATCTGTAATAACTTGAAGATTGCCATCAACGCCACCAAGCCCAAAGGTCTTAAGAAGCTGGGGATAGCTGGTCGAGATATTCTGTGTACCTAAAGTGGGCATTTATCCTCCGTGGGTGAGCCGGGAGCGGATCGCATCCCAGACCACACTGACAATAGCACCAATCGAGCCTGCCACAAGGAGCATCTTGGTTTTAAGGTGTTCCAGGGAAGTCACCCTATTGGACAGGTCGCCAAAGCTGGATAGGGAACGCTCGACCATCCCGATCAGGGTAACTTGACGTTCTTCCATCCGAGCCAACCGCTCGGACATGGTTCCGAACTTTTCCCGAAGATCATGGATCTCATCAAGACTCACGACCTTTTCCCTCCAGATATTTTAGCGCAACCGCCAGATGCACCACCGCGTCCACAATCTCGTCCCGATCCCGACCCTCCTCCACAATGCGCTTGATCGAGCGGTTGACGGATAGAAGGTGCTTCACCTTCCCGATGTACTTCGTTTCCCTCGCCACCGTGTTGTTCTCCCCGGCAAACCTCAACGCCTCCTTGAAACAAACGTATTCCTTGCGCGTCATCAAGAAACGCAAACTCAAATTGGTCAGCCAGATGGCGATGGTTTTCCACATGGACTAGATGCCCTCCGGCACGGGCGGGGCGAGGAACTGGACGGCATCGGCCTCGTCGTTGGTCTGGGCGGGTTTTTGAGGCAGTTCAGAAAGATTGATTTCCTCAACTCTGACGGCTCTTGTCCCTGCTGGCGGTTGCCATTTGGAAGCATCCCCGTCCCAGACGACAATGTTTTCCAGCCAGCCGCCCTGTTCGTTAATCAATGCCCATTTCATAAATTAGAAATAGGTTGTGATGACGACGATTCCGTCGGCCCCATCCCCGCCCTTATTTGATGCCCCTGCGTTTACAGCACCCCCTCCGCCACCGCCGCCAGCTCCATAATTTCCACCATTTCCTCCAACTGCCCCAGTTGCGTCCCATCGACCACCTCCTCCGCCCGTACCACAATAAAGAAGTTGCGAAGCACTTCCATTTGCACCAGAACCGTAGGCACCTGCGCCACCAGTTGTCACCCCCCAATTAACGGCTCCAACACCGCCGCCCGCCCCAGCATTAATTGAAATGTTTGATGTGTTTATTCCGCCTCCTCCACCCCCTGCCGCAGGGTTGCAAGTTGCCGAACCACCGCCACCAGCAGCCGCAGTTGTCCCGCCTGGCCCACCTTGAGCTAGGGAAGTGTTGGTTGCTCCATAAATTGTACAGCGTTGGCTTGTTCCTGTACCTCCAGCTCCGCCCGCCGCATCCGTGCCGCCTGCCCCCGCTGGCCCTCCGGTAGCGGTAAAAATTGAAAATGTCGTTGAACCACCCGCAGTTCCAGTCCCTCCGCTTGTGGTGTCGGCTGTGCTGGCCGCACCATCTCCACCCGCCCCTATCGTAACAGTTTCACTGCTTGAAAGGCGATCCGCATCTACCCGCATCAAAACAAGTGCTCCACCTGCCCCGCCTCCACCTCCTCCTCGCAATGTTCCAGCCGCATCCCGCCTGCCAGAACCTCCTCCGCCTCCTCCGCCAATAATCAAAAGATCAACCACTTTCGCCCCATTGGGCTTGTTCCAGGTTCCAGAAGTGGTGAAAATATCCACCTTTGCATCCAAAGATGCACTCCCGCCGCCGCCGCCGAAGAAGCCCATGTTAGCCCTGAATCCCGACTAGGCGGCCAGTGCCGGTTGATGTTATGGCTGCGATTGCGCCAGTCGGGATGAAGTTGGATTCCCAGACAATGCCCTGGCCAGATGTAAGCTGAATGTCGTCGGTTGCGCTGGCAGTGCCGTTGGTGTCAATAAACACCGTCCCGCTGGTGCATTGCACAAGCAGGTAGTTGCGGGTGGAGTTGGTCGCAAACAGGGTTCCGTTGCTGGTCGAAACCGTCAGGGTTCCGGTGCTGGTCGTTCCGCGAACTGCGGGTATGCCATCCGCCACATCGGCCTGAAGCGTTGTAAGCAACGCCTCGATCTCGGTGAGATTGGCGTTGATGGACATGGTCCCGCCGGATAGCGGTCCCAAACTCTCAATAATCGTGTTCCACTGGCGACCCATTATTTTGTCTCCATTGCGTCAACGGCGCTTCTCATCGTAGGTGTGTTAGGGTAAATCGTCTCCGGGTAGTCGTCAACGCCCTGCTCCGGCTTGCATCCTGCAAGCAGAAGGCAGAGCGTCAACGCCCGAAGCACTTATTAGTCCTTGCGGATGTAGATGGCAATCGGACCGCCGCTGGAAAGGATCACCTCGGAGATGTCCCCAACCACGGTGGAGCCTGCGGCCAAGGCCAGCCCGGTGTGCGTAACGCCGCTGATCGTCAGACCAATCGTACCCGCCGAAAGGGCGGAGACGCCGTCAAACGATCCAGCGTGTGTTGCAGCCGAGGTGGAGATGGTCGTGCCAGCATCACCCAGCGTCAATCTGGAAAGAAGACGCATTAGCTAAACAGGGGGATGCGGTAGGCTGTGCCGTTGAGGGTCACGTTCAGGGAAGCTGCGGAAGTCGCAACGGTGTCAACCGTGCCGCCGCTGCTGGATGCCGTGATCTCAAACACATTGGTAAAGCCCTCGGAATTGAAGCGCAGAGCGCGACCCTTGGCCTTACGTTCGGAACGTACAAATTCTTTCGCCATATTAACTCCTTTGAGCCACCGCCCGTTTGATGCTATCTGGCGTGTAGCGGCTCTTAAATTTACTGCCAAGCTTTTGTTCCTGGCGGTAGTACCCCTTCATAAGATTTGTTTGATTGACTCCCAGCGGATTGTCGAGGGGTTCGCCAACCCCCACCAGGGTCAATCTTTGTGGCACGCTGAATCTTTTAAGGTAACGAGGGACTGAGTCCCGTTCCGCCACCGTCTTCTCCAGTTCGACGACAGATCCGTTGCGGGTGTCTTCGTACTGGTAGATCGGCATTAGGCGTAGTTCTCCTTGTCAGATTCCTCGGCCATCTTCATCATGCGGTCTTCCTCGGACATCTCCGGCTGTTCGGATTCGGCTTCAGGCTCCTCGGACATCGCATTGCTCACGCTAACGATGGCCATATCGCCGTCAATCGACTCCACCTTGCCTTCGAGTTCCACCATGTCGCCAACTTCAGGGCTGGCGTTTTCCTCGCCCTCCCCAAGTTCAAACATGGAGACGGGAAGCTTAACCATACCTTGTTTCATCGACTTCTCCTTGGTGGAAGGAGCGGGGGAGGTTTTACCCTCCCCCGCCTTCCGGGGACCCATACCGATAATCAGCATGGCTCCCATTAGAATTACGAGTAGTTCGACTTGCTGAACAACA